TATAGTATAATAGTAACTTAACAGGAGAATTTATGTACATAGAATTATGGCAATTGGGGTTCGTAGTGAGCATTTGTTTATCTGCTTATTTTTCGTTTAAGCAAGGACAAAAAGAAGGACTGAGTGTCGGTGTTCATGTAGTTATCAATGACCTTCACGATAAAGGTATTATAGCAATATATAAAGACCCAGTGGAGGGCGAAATTGTTGTCGGTAGGTATGACGAAGATGAAGCAAATTTGATAAATGACTTAGAAGTAGATTATGAAGACGACGAATACTAAAGAAGAAATTTGTGATGAAACGTGTGATTGCCACGGCAATGATGTATTAGATGACAACCGAGTGGTTGTTGGAAATAACGTAGAAACGTCAGCAACTGGTGGTGCTGGTATGAGTGATGAAATGAAAGAATTGCTCAAACTAAAAGAAACCTTAAAATAAAAGGGGGTATAAAGTCATAATATCGCTTTACTTTTCCTTTGAAGTGGGGTATAATACGTAGTATATTAAATAAAAAAGGAGTTATATTATGAGTGAATTGAGTGTAGTAAGAGAAAATGTTATTGAAGCGTTAAGAAACGATATCGCAACAATCACCTTTACAAAGAAAGATGGTACTGAACGTGTTATGAAAGGCACGTTGATGTCTACCGAACTTCCCGTGTTTGCTGAAGCAGACAAATCTAAAACAACTAAAGCCCCTAAGAAAGTCAACGAAGAAGTAATTGCTTGTTTTGATGTAGAAGCACAAGGATTCCGTTCGTTCCGAATTGATTCTGTGACTTCATTTGAAACTCCAACTGCATCTTCAGGTAGATTAATTAATGCGTAAGAATGATGTCAAAGTTCTATCTGAAATAGAGCATGTCCTTCACCGTCCTGGAATGTATGTTGGTGATACTACATCTGGTACTCACATGAAGTGGGTGATGGACGATGACCAAATTATAAAGAAAAAGGTTAAAGTTGTACCTGCCTTCCTCAAGTTATTTGATGAAATCATCAGTAACTGTATTGATGAAGGATTTCGTACGGGCTTTAAATTTGCTAATGAAATCAAGGTGAGGGTTGAAGATAATGGAAAAATTACAATTGAGGACAACGGACGTGGAATTCCTATTGTCGAGACGGAAGGTGGGAAAACGCAAGCAGAACTTGCTTTCACGAACTTACGTGCAGGAGCGAATTTTGATGATGGCGTGGGCAACGTTTCTATTGGTACTCATGGACTTGGTTCAACATTAGTAAACATATTAAGTAAGAAGTTTATCGCTCATACTGACGATGGTAAGAAACATTTCAGACTAGAATGTAAGAATAATATGTCTGAAGTTGATGTTGAAATTACTAAGACGAAAGGTATTAAAGGAACGTCTGTATCGTATTATGCGGACTTTGCTCGATTGGGTATGAAATCAGTCGATATCGACCACATGAGTTTGATTGAAAAACGTGTTAATGATTTAGCAGTATGTTTCCCAGACATTAGATTTAAGTACAACGGACGACTAGTTAAGAGTGCTAAGTTTAAAGACTATCTATCAAAGATTGGTACAGACTTCGTAGCACACGAAACTAACGACTATTCTGTGGCAGTGCTACCAAGTGATGACGGCAACTTTATCTCATTCGTAAACGGTATTGACACGTTTGGTGGTGGTGTTCATTGTGATGTTGTATCATTATCTATTGCTTCTGCATTGAGAGATTCAATCAAACGTAAGCATAGATTAGACATACGTATTCCGGACATTAAGAACAAATTGTTATTTGTTATCGTAACGAATAAAGTATCAGATCCTAAGTTTGATTCTCAAACCAAAGAACGATTAACTAACAACGATAAGGACATTAAACCTATCTTTGCTGGTGTTGACGACGAGAAGTTTATTGCTCGTATTATGAAAAATGAAGAGGTTATTCAACCCATCATTGAAGCATTGTTATTAAAGAAACAACTTGCTGAAGCACGAGCATTACGTAAAGCACAAAAGAATGCTAAGAAAAAGAAAGTCGCCAATCACATCTCTGCTATTGGTAAGAACCCAGAAGATAAGATTTTATTTATCACTGAGGGTCAATCTGCTATCAGTAACTTGATTAACGTTAGACAAACTGCTATTCATGGAGGTTATCCTTTAAGGGGTAAAGTCAAAAACGTTCGACAAATCAAACCAACTGATATTATGAAGAACAAAGAATTGTCTGAGTTGATGAGTATTCTTGGTTTAGAACTTGGTGAAACTGCTACTGATTTGAACTATGGTAGAATCGGCATCCTTGCTGACGCCGACTTTGATGGGTTCTCTATTGCAGCCGCATTAGTCAACTTCTTCTCATATTGGAAAGAACTGTTTGATGAAGAACGATTGTTATTCATTAAGTCCCCTATTGTTATTGCTAAGAAGAAGAAACAAGTAAAACGGTTTTATGACTTAAAAGATTTTTCTGACGCAAAACTTGACTCTGATTGGAAAATAGAGTATAATAAGGGTTTGGGTTCTTTGAGTATTGAAGAATACGACTTAATGATTAATGACCCAGTGACCGAAGTGATTAAATTTGATGATGATGCGACTAGAAGTCTTGAGACTGTATTTGGTAAAGACTCTCTACCTCGTAAAAAATGGTTAATGAAATGAATATAACACAATTAATAGATACACAATATAAGGATTATGCAAAGTACGTGCTATACAGTCGTGCTATTCCGCATATGATTGATGGGTTAAAACCCTCTCAACGTAAGATCCTTTACACGGCATTAAAGACTGCCAAAGGTGCTAGAATTAAAACAGCATCGTTAAGTGGTAATGTTATTAGTCAGGCAAACTATCACCATGGTGATGCTTCGTTAAATGAAGCAATTACTAAGATGGTACAACCGTTTGTTAATAACGTTCCGTTGCTACGCGGTCATGGTTCTTTTGGTTCTAGATTAGTTCCTGAAGCAGCCGCCGCACGTTATACGTATGTGCAGACTCATAAGAACTTTGAACAGTATTTTGCTGATACTATGGTCACAGAGACTTCTGTAGACCCAGAAGACCCCGAGCCGGCATTTTATTTGCCAATCATCCCTTGGGTATTAGTGAACGGTATTAAGGGCATAGCGGTCGGATTCGCAACCGAGATACAACCTCATGCTCCCAAAGAACTTGCTAAGTTATGTAGTGCTCATTTGAGTGGTAAAAACATATCTAAAAAGAAACTACTTCCCACTTATCCTGGATTCAATGGGAAGATTGAAGAAGTAAATGGTGAAGTATTTTGTACGGGAGTGTATAAACTTAAAGGTTCTACAAAGTTAAACATTACTGAAGTTCCTGTTGGGTTTACTCGTGAGTCTTATGTTATTCTACTTGATAAACTAGAGTCTGAAAGTAAAATCGTATCGTATGTGGATATGTGTGATGCTTCTGGTTTTAAGTTTGACATAACATTAAGACGTGGTAAGACTTTGACTGATAATCAGATTATTACTATGTTTAGGTTAAAGAAAAAGTTGAATCAAAATCTAACGGTTATTAACCAAGATGGACAATTAAAAGTATATGATAATACTATTGACATTGTTAAAGACTTTTGTGATTATAGAATCACTAAGTATGTAGAACGTTATGAGTGGTTGGTTGATAAAGGTACTGAAGACCTAGAACTCATTCTAGCAAAGATTTGTTTCATCGGTAAGATTATCAGTGGTGAATTGGACTTTAAGAATAAGAACAGAAAACAAATCTTTAAAGAGTTAAGTGATACTACTGACGACCCAGAAGAGATTATTGCTATATTAATCAACATGCCTATCTATTCATTATGTCAAGATGAACTTGATAAGTTGAAAGACAAGGGTGCTGAATTATATGAACAAATTAAAGGTTGGAAATCGATTGACGTGACTGACCAATTTATTAAGGAATTAAAGGTGATTTAAATGGAATTTATGGATGAGATGCCTGTTGGAAATAAACAGGTAGAACAGAAAAAGAAACCAATAGTGAAAAAGATTAAACCTGCTGAAGGGTTTGATTTAGAAATAGGTACGTTGTTGTTTACAATGGGTGACGTTGACCTTGAAATTAAGGATGTGAAGGTGAGGGATATGGAAGAATTTAAAAAGTTTATATTTGAGGTAATGGCGTGATACTCGTGGACTACTCGCAGGTTATGGTCGGATCGTTGATGACACAAGCAAAGTCAATGAACGATGTAAGTGAAGATTTGCTTCGTCATATGATTCTTAACACATTAAGAAGTTATCGTAAACAGTATGGTAAGACGTATGGTGAACTGATACTATGTATTGATTCACGTCATTATTGGAGACGAGACGTATTTCCTAATTACAAACATGCTCGTAAGAGTGGTCGAGATAAGTCGGCATTTGATTGGGAAATCCTATTCGGATGGTTTGATAATATCAAGGCAGAACTAAAAGAAAACTTCCCATATAAGGTGATTGAGGTAATGGCAGCTGAAGCAGATGATGTTATCGGTGTATTATCAAAATATAAGCACATGGAAGAAAAAGTATTAATCCTTTCAAGCGATAAGGATTTTATTCAACTGCATAAGTACAAGAATGTTAAGCAGTATTCTCCTATGCAACGCAAGTGGGTAAGACACCCAGACCCAATCGCATACGCTAAAGAACATATTATCCGTGGTGACCGTGGTGATGGTATTCCTAATTTCTTATCTGGTGACGACTTCCTTGTAGAAGGTATTAGACAAACGTCAATTGCTAAGAAGAAGTTAGACGTTTGGTTGACTCAAACCCCAGAACAGATTTGCGAAGGTAATGAAGAAATGATGGAAAGATGGCAACGCAATTCGTTACTGACTCAATTTGATGAAGTGCCTCAGTTACTGCAGAATGATATTCTCAACGCATTTAAGAAAGAACCAATTGGACAACGTAAAAAGTTATATAACTACTTCGTGATGAATAAGTTACAGAACTTAATGGATGTGATTGGAGATTTTTAATGAGATATTCATATAAATGTGAAAAGTGTGGCCACGAGTTTGATTTTGAACGTCATAACTCTGAATATAAACTACCAGCGGATTGCCCCGAATGTGGGACTAAAGACGGAGGAAAGAAAGTATTAGGAACACCGTTCTTTATTACAGGCGGTGGTGGACATAAAAATGTTATAAAATAAGTCAAATATCGCTTTACTTTTGGGTCAAACTAGGGTATAATATGTACTATAAATGATAAAAAAGGAGTGATATGAAAAGTGTAATTGAGATATTAAATGAGTTAGAGAGTGATAATAGTCGTCTATTTAAGGTAGATGTATTAGAACAAAACCTTGATAACAAACTACTTGAACGTGTACTAAAGGCAACTTTAGACCCATACACCCAATATTATATTAAGAAGATCCCTGATTACGATAGAGGTGATAAAGAGTTTAGAAACCCACTAGAATGGGCGCTAGACAACCTTGATAAGTTATCCTCGAGAGAACTGACGGGTAACATCGCAAAACAACACCTCGTTGATATTCTTGAAAACCTAACAGCAAGTGATGCTGATGTTATTGAACGTGTTATTGGTGGTGATTTGCGATGTGGTGTATCTACGTCAACTGTAAATAAAGTATATGGTAAAGGGTTTATTTCGACATATCCTTGCATGCTTGCAGGAGCCTATAATGAAAAGAATTTTAAACATATTAAATATCCTGCGTTGGTACAAACGAAGTTGGATGGAATGCGAGCAAACATTCTTATGTTTGATGATGGGAAAGTTGAGGTTCGCTCGAGGAACGGTAAATTATTGGAATTACATAATCACTTTGATGATTACTCCAAATCACTTTTCTATAAAGGCGCAACACTTGATAACCTTTCTCAATTTCGTGATGGTGTGATTGATGGTGAACTAGTGGTTCTATCTGAAGACGGAACTTCGGTGCTTGACCGTAAAACTGGTAATGGAATTCTTAATAAAGCAGTTAAAGGAACAATAACAAAAGAAGACGCAAAACGAGTTAGAATGATAGCGTGGGATTTGATTCCTATGGACGACTTTAAAATAGGACATTCGAACGTTCCTTATTTTGATAGGTTGGAAGTTTTGGGAATACGTCTAGAAGAAGCATATAATACTTCGCCAGATGGTGACTTGATTAAACTTGTCCCAAATATTCCTGTAGAAAATATTGAACAGGCAAATGAATTATTTCAAATTGCATTGAATAATGGTGAAGAAGGTATTATTCTTAAGAATGGCGACTCACCGTGGGAAGATAAACGTTCTAAATATCAAGTGAAGATGAAAGCAGAACTTGAAGCAGACTTATTAGTAACTGCTTGGAATGAAGGCACGGGACGTATTGAAGGTAAGATGGGTTCTGTTACTTGCGTTAGTGCTGATGGTGGACTTGAAGTAAACGTAGGTTCGGGATTCAATGACGAAGACCGTGAGATGGTTGCTGAGGATATCGTTGGTAAGATTATAACGGTTAAATATAACGAAGTTATTCAAGACAAACGCAAATCGACCAAATCATTATTCTTACCTATTTACATAGAAACTAGATTAGACAAATCAAAGGCAGATATATTATGACAAACGAAGAATTATATAAATTAGTACGCGAAGGCAAATCACTTGCTCAAATGGTAGAAATTGCATATAAACAAGGGTATGATAAAATATATAATGGTTATGGGATGGCAAACAAATGAATTATAAAGACAGTGGTGTAGACTTACAAACACAAGACATGTTCAACACACAGTTGTGTAGCAAAATGCCTTGGTTGGGTGGTTTTGGTGGAGCGTTTGATATTGGTGAAAATTATCTTGTGTCGTCAACAGATGGAGTAGGCACTAAGATTAAACTATACATTCAAGCACAGGAAGAAGAGGGTGTGTCTATTAAGAATATTGGCATTGACCTTGTTGCTATGGTGATGAATGATATTGTATGTACTGGAGCAAAACCAATATTCTTTAACGACTATCTTGCAGTGAATACATTAAGTCAAATTGACGCAATGGGACTAATTGATGGTATTAATGAGGGTCTAGCACAGTGTGGTGACGGTATTCCTTTGATTGGTGGCGAGACTGCTATCATGGGTGATATGTACAAAGAGGGTGAGTTTGATATAGCAGGGTTTGGTGTGGGTGCTTGTCCTCACGACGACTTCATCGATGGTAGTGCTATTACTAACGGTGATGTAATGATTGGTTTAAAATCTAACGGGTTTCACTCAAATGGTTATACTCTTATTCGTAAGGTTGTTAATGAGTCGTGCGAAGTTGCACCGCTTGCTGATTTACTTAAACCGACTACAATATACGTAAAACCTGTCCTTGAGGTGTTAGACAAACACAAAGGAAATGTTCATGGCATCGCACACATCACTGGTGGTGGTCGTGCGAACGTTGATAGACTATTGGGTGAGGATATTAACCTAAGACCAGTGTGGTTTGAAAATCAAACTATAACCGAAGAGATGGAATGGGTTAAACGTAATGGTGATATTGATGAAATTGAGTTCCGCAAGGTATTCAATAATGGGGTTGGTATGGTATTAATTGTAGACAGAGACGAATACCCAGAGATACAACATACCCTCGATAGGCTAAAGGTTGAGCACGTTGAAATAGGTGCTATTGTTGCTAGGGTCCAGAACTGATGAAGATATTTGTTGATATTGACGAAACTATTTGTCATGGAGAATTCCCATATAATAACTGTAATCCGTTAAAATCACGAATTGAGAAGATTAATACACTATTTGATAAAGGAAATCATATCACATACTGGACAGCTCGAGGTGGAAGAAGTGGTGTAGACTTCACTCAAATAACCAAAGCACAACTAGAAATTTGGGGTGCAAAGTATGACGAGTTGTTGATGAACAACAAACCGTCGTTTGATCTGTATATTTGCGACAAGTCAATCAACTCAGAAGCATTCTTTGATGACGACAATTGTGGTATGAGTCGAAAATAAGTTATAAAATACTTTACTTTTGACCATTAGTATAGTATAATATAGGTATATGTATGAAAAGTTAAGTAGTATTTTTACTACGGAATAGTTTTATTTTTACTACTCGCCACGTATATATATTAGTGATGGTTAATATTAACCATCCATATTTTAATTATTAGGAAAGACTATTATGAACAATAAATTTTTACTTGCAACACTTGTTGCTACAACTTTAACTGCTAATGCTGACGTTTCAATTTTAGGAGATTATGAAGGTACATTCACAGACGGTAATCCTGGTGCAGCATCTTACGCACAAGACCTAGACTTAACATTAGTTGGTTCCACTGACGGTGCTAAGGTTACTATGACTATGGAAAACCTTACAGGTGACACAGCAGTAACAGCAAATCAAGTATTTGTTGAAACTGCTATTGAAGGCATCGCACTTAAAGCAGGTAACTACAAGAACCAAAACGGTTCTGGTTTAATGCAAAAGAAATCTGCTGTAACTAATCAATTTGAAGTATCTACTTCGATTGCAGGTGCTGGTATTACATTAGGTCAAGTATCTGAAGCATCTAAAGTAACTGTTGATGCATCTCTTGAAGTTGCTGAATTGGACGTA